TTGCAGGGCCGCGGCCTCCATGTCAGTCTCGGGGATGACCGACGAAAGCCAGGACACGCCGCCCGCAGGATGCACGGGCGATCCATGCTGCCGCAGGTACAGGACATCGGCGGCGTCGATGCGCATCGGCGACGACCTGTTCCGCCCATAGTAGTATCCGGCGATCAGGCCAGTGTCATCCAGCATCGGCCATGCGTACTCGCTTGGCATGATGTAGGCGCTGACGGGATACCCGAGGCTGTTGCGTTCGCCGACATACAGGTACGTGCGACCAGCGATCTCCTTGAACCACGACAGCATCCACAACCAGAGCGGGCCGGTGTATACCGGGTCTGGATTCTGGAGCAGTTCGAGGACGGGATGATCGACGACCTCCTCGATCTCGTCGCCTGATCGCGATGCGTACGTCATCGACTTGCCGATGAGCGGGCGCACGGGTCCGCGACCAGTCAGGTACTTCACGCGCTGCCGATCGGCCACCTTCTCGCCGACGCCGTCGCGCACGCCAGCGCGACGATACAGGCGCAGGGTCTGTCCACTGATGACCGTTGCGTTGATGCTCGCGGCACGCCATGCCGTACCGGTCACGCCGCGCGATACAAGGTCGTAGTCGCGACCGGTGTTGTTCGCCCAACGGCTCGTCTGCGATTCGCCGGGCGTCAGCGATGCCGCGACCCATGACTGCGGGATCGTCCGCGGGTCTTCAGTCTCGATCGCGTCGGTTCGTTTGCGTTTTGCCATAGTCAAGCCCAACCACGTGCCTGCGTTAGTGTACTCGCCTCGCGGACGCTGCCGATCCATGCACCATGCGACGCCTTGGGTCCGTCGACATGCATGACGGCATATCGCATCGCATCCATGCCGTCGTCGTTCGCCTTCACAGGATCCTCCTTCGCAGCGCGGCCATCCATGCCGGGCGGGTACACGTACGCATCGAACTCCGCGAGCGTGCATGTCGGTCGCTTGGCGTGATACAGATCCATGTCCGTCTCGACCGTGCATCCATCGAGGACATACAGGCGAGGGCGTCCGTCCGCCTGCACCTTGAGTCGATCATGCACGGCGTCGCGTCCGGTGCGATGATCCTTGTTCGCCGGCGTCGTCTGGATGCCAGCGACGGCGAGCGTCGCGCGATCCTCGGCATCGTGATCGGTCACGGTCGCGACGTATGTCTCGCCAGATGACAGCGCGACGATCTGCCGTGCATGGTCGGCAACGGTCCGCTTCGAGTGATAGATCTCACGGTACAGGTACAGGCGTCCATCGGGATCGATCGCGAACCACTGGCATACGAACGGGTGGATGAAACCGAAGTCGATCGATCGCATGCGCGGCCATGCGTTCCATTCCGGCGGCATCGACCTGATGACATGCACGGCAGCATCGAACTCCGGATAGACCAGACCCTCGGCCGCGGCCCATCGACCTTCGAGCAGTCGCAGTCGACGATGCCCTGTGAGCGTGCCGAGCCGATCGATGTAGGCACGGCCTCGGTCTGTCCAGTCGCCGCGGGCATGATCCCACAGCATCGGGTTGTCTTGGTGCCGCGCGTTGAACACGGACATCTGTCCGCGATCCGCGCGACGCTTCAACCAGTGTGTCGGGCTCGCCGGATTGCAATCGGCCAGGATCTGATGGTACGGGCCGCGGGCGTTTCGCAGTCGCGTCGTCAGCAGTTCCCAATCGTTCTCGGTCAGTTCCGTCGCCTCGAACGCCGCGACGATGTCGAACTCCGTCGACATGATCCTGTCGGGGTTGTCGAGGCCACCGACGACGAGCGTCGATCCGTTGGCGTAGTCGTACGACCAGCGACTGCGACGGCTCTGGTTGTTGATGTTGCACTCGCCGCCATGCACGACCGATGTCTCGTACGTGACGAGCACCGACTCCGTCATCGATGCCCGCGTCTTGCGGACGATCAGGCCGCGCGTGCCTGCGTGCTTCATCAGGTACGCATGGACCTTCTCAAGGATCCCGCGCGTCTTGCCGGTGCCCGCGGGTCCGGGCACCAACACCTCGGGATCGCGGCATCGCCATACGTCAGCGATCGCACCCAACGCCTTGTACGGAGGCTGTCTCATACTGCGTCGATCGGTGTCGCCACGTCGTACAACTTGACCTCATGACGCTCGGTGGCCTGGCCCGCATCCAGTCGCGCCGTCTTGTCGGCATGCACGTGGACCTCGAGGTTGTGACGCATGCACGCCAGAAGCAGTTTCACGCCTGCGGCCTGCACGCGCGGCGAGTCGCTGGACATCAGTTTGGCACAGACGTTCGGCAGCGCGGCGACGTACTTCGCCGGGACGGGAACACCGCGCACGCCGTGATCATCAAGCATCGCGATCACGGCACGCACGTTCGCGCGTGTATGCTGGCCGTCGACGATCATGGACACCATGTCATCGCTCACGTCGTCGCCTCCGTGTCGTCGGGAAGGACATCGGTCACGTCGACCTCGCCGCATTCCTGCGTCGCGATCTTGCCATCGCCCTTCACGAACACAAGCACGTTCTGATGCGTCTTGACTAGTTTGCGTCCCTTGTGGAAGTTCGACGACGCCTGCATCGCCGCGCTGCCGACCGGCGTCACGAGGATTGCCTCGTTGTAGAAGTGCAGACCGGCGTCGCGGAAGGCCTGCACAGTGTCGCCAACGAAGTCGTGATAGTGTCCCCGCTTGTCGCGGACCTCGCCGACGACGAACGCGGCGAACCTATTCTGTCGCAGGCGTGCGCATGTCTTGGCGATGATCACGCGATAGGCATCACGGAAGTCGTCGTACTCCATGGTCGACAGGTCCGCGGGATCGTCGCTGTATACCTCGAGGTCGGCATACGGCGGACACGACAGGACGAAGTCCGCCGTGACATCCGACGCGATCGTGTCGATGTTGCGACTGTCGCCGACGCGCCACTCCGGTGCGACCTGATCGGGCTTCGCCTGCGACGATGCATCGGACCCGTCGCCGAAGATCGTCGCCGCCTGCTTGCGGTTGGCCTCGATCTGTTCCGGTCGCAGGTCGACGCCGACATATCGCCGTCCAAGTTTGCCGCCGACGATGCCGCGCACGCTGCCGCCGGCGAACGGGTCGAGCGTGACGCCGGACGGCGGACAGAACCATCGATACAGCAGTTCGCACAGGACGGGATCGAAGATGCTCGTGCCCTTGGTATACGCACCGGGTCCGACCGTCAGGTATCGCTTCTGGAACTCCTCATCGGTCAGCGTGCGACCTAGTACGGCCTGCACGCTGTTCTTCTGGTTGTAGTAGTCGGGCACCCGTGCGTGCATCGACTTGTAAACCAGTTGGTCGTCGCGTCCGCTTTCGGATGCGACGCCAGCATCGAGCCATGCACGCTTGCGATCGCGCCACCATCCGTCGCGGGCGTTCAGGACGGTCATCGGCGGCGCGACGAACCGCGCGGCGAGTGATCCGGTCATGCTGCCGGTCGATGGTGTCAGGTCCGACAGCATGGATGCCAGGTCTGCGTCCGTGAAGCCGGTATCGATCGCCACGTCCTTCGGCAGCGTGTCGAGCAGTGTCGCGAGTGTCTCGGTGTCCCACTCGGCCAGTTCCGCCGTGCGGTTGTCGGCCAGCGCGAACGCGACGGCCTCGACGCTGTCATCGTCGACGACGACGGCGGCGACGTGCGACCATCCCAATGCCTTCGCCGCCTCCAGTCGACCGTTGCCTGCACGCACGATCATGCCGGATCGCTGCACGACGATGGGCGCCCGTTGCCCCCATCTCGCCAGCGACGCCTTGATCGCATCCATGTTGCGCTGTCCGTGCCGCCTCGCATTCGATGCGTCCGGCTTCAGAGTGTCGATCGGCACGGCCAGATGCCGCAGGCCTTCCGCGATCCACGTGCAGGCCTCCCCCTTGCCCCTCCCAGAAACATCTACGGTCGGTCTGTCCATGCGCCAGTGTATCAGAGTGGGCGAGACTTGTCTCTGCGATCATGTTCGAGGCGATCGACGATCCGGGCGAGGTACTCGCTGTGGATGCGCTGGGCTTCCGCCGTGCGTGCCAGCGACTCAACCGTCGCTTGGATCGACTGCAACGCCGACGCCGTCTTGGTCGCGATGTCCGCCTGTGCCCGCGCGAACGGCACGACGAACCGTGTCCATGCGACGCCAGCGATGACGGCGACGATGACGACCGTGAGCAGGACGATCGACTCGCGGGCGAGTCCGGCCAGATCCGATACCTGCATGGTCCTGTCCTCGGTCATCGCTTCGCTCCGATGCTGCGCTGGATGGCGTCGACGAGTCGCTTGGTGCCGCGACTCTGGATGGCGTTGGCGACATCGGCGAAGTCGGGCACCCGTGCCTTGATCGCCTCGACGGTCGCGACGACCTGCTTGGCGGCGGACCGTTCACGGATGACGGTCCATGCCGCCCATGCGCCTGCGGAGACCAGCGACGCGACGCCGATCAGGACACGGTACTCGACGACCCATTGACCCGCGACGGCGACGCCGAAGATGGCGATGCCAGCGATGACGCCGTTGCCGGACCTGAGCCAGACCAGCGACACGACGGCCAGCGCGAGGCCAGCGACGGCGGCACCGGCGAGCAGTCGCGTCAGGAGGCCGTTGCTGGCGTCCTCCAGTTCCGCGATGCGTGCCCGTGCCTTGTTCAGATCCGCCTCAAGTGTCGCCGCCTTAAGCGATGCGTCGGCAAGCGTCGCGCCTGTCTGGTCTAGCGATCCGGCGACGACGGCCAGGCGTTGCACGCCGGACGCGATGGCGGACGTTTCCGATTGGAGGGCCGGAGCCGCGGCCTCGATACGAGTGTTGGCGTTGGCGATCGTGTCCGCGGCTCCGCGCACCTCCGTCGCGGCGACCTTCGTCGCCTGCGTCGCGGCAGGGAGCGATCCACCAATCGCTCCCGTCTTGGTCCTGCACCGGCATCCGCTCAAAGCCAACGCCGCCGCGATGGCGACGGCGATGGCGACTGTCCTGATGTTGCCCGTAGTCATGCGATCAGTGTACCCGTACTCGGACGAGCAGTGTTGCATCGAGACGCGACGTGGTTCCATCCGGCCATCGGACCGTCGCGACCAGTACGGACGGATCCGGCGACCATGGCACGCAGGCGAGCAGGATGCCGCGGCGTCGCACGGGCGGACCGAACAGCATGCGCCATACGGCGTCGACCTGATGGCCGATCGGCATGGCCTTGGCCTTCTTGATCGCCGCACGCTCGCGGCGTCGTCGTTCGATCATGTAGTCGCGACGCGCGACGCGCGTGCGACACGCATCGGCGGATGGCACCCATGTCGATGCCTTAGACCCTGGCACGATCCGCGGCATGTCGCAGGATCTCCAAGGCCTCGGTGCCTGATCTGACGACGGCATAGAAGCCGCCCGCCTGCGTCCACAGGTCCGCCCATTCGCGTTGCGTCTGCGACTGTCGACCGGTCTTGGTCTTGACCTCCAGCGCGACGGCACGACCGTCGACGACGCCGATGAGGTCTGCGGATCCGGCCTCGGCCCCTCGGATGAAACTAGACCCGACGACGAACGATCCGGCCTGCACCCTGATCAGTCGGGCACGGTCGCCATATGCCAAGGCGACAGCATGCTGCACGTCGCGGAGGACGATGTTCTCCGCGCGTCCCATTCAGTCGGCCCCTTCCGACGCCGATGGCGTGCGATCGATCGACTGGAGGAATCGCTGCATGGCACCGGTCGCGTCGGTCTTGGCGACGACATCGTCGAGCAGTCGCGTCGCGACCTGCGACAGAGCCGACCTCCATGCCATGACTTCCAGCGCAAAGGCGTCGCGATCTGCGCGAAGGGTGTCGATGTCGTCGCTCATGCCGACAGTGTATCGCCGTGCATGGCCTGATCGTTGGCCGCACGCCGGCGTCGCTGGTCGATCTGCATGACGAGGTAGGCAAGCGACTTGGATCGATCGTCGTCGGTCGACGCCCGGATCCATGCGTGCCATGCCGCGATGTATTCCTGCAGGTCGCGGTTCTGTTCCTCGAGCCATCGCAGTCGCGACATCATCGCCATCGCATCGTCGTCGGTCATGGGTGTCCTTTCGTCCACAGTGTGATCTCGCGTCGCGTGTCTGCGGATGCTGCACGATGCTGTGCCGCGACGGATCGAAGGTCGCCGATGATGGAGTCGATGATCCGCGGCACGGACGGGTCCGCGATGTTCATCAGGCGCAGCATCATCACGTCGGACACCGGCACGCGACGCATGGCATCGGGATAGCAACGACCTGGCATCGGCTTCTTCGCCATGTCATCCGTGTCCCTTGTCCGCGACACTGGTCGGCCATCCGCGAACGGCCGTGATGACATCGTGCGCGTCGCGCATCGCCGCCTGCACTTCCGGTATGCCATGCACGGCGTCGTAGTTCTCGCATTGGCCAAGCAGGTACTTCAGCGACTCGAGCAGTACCTGCTTGTCGTCGCGCAGTCGCGACGCCTGTCCTGCGTACCGGTCACGTTCGACGCCGCGCTGCTTGCACCGATGCTGAAAGTACGACACCAACCAAAGGGCGTCGCACGTGTCGCACTCGCATGCCTTACGACCGTGATAGCAGATGCCGGTGCGTTTTGATCGTCGCTGCAACGATCCAACATCCTTGGATGGTTCGCGTCCTGCGTGATCTGTCATCGGTCCTCCCTGACTTCCAGAACGCCCGCGGCGTTCGTGCGATCCATCGCATCGAGCCATCGCACGACGGATCCGGTGCGACCGGCCAGTACGTCGCGCATGGCACGCGCCTCGCGACGCAGATGCGACATCGCGACCTCGGCACGCTCGATCCGGTCCTCGAGCACGGCCTCGCGTTCGATCAGGCGCCCGATCAGTTCGCCGCCGGACATGCCGCCTCCGTGCGTGCCGCGTGCGCCAGCGTGATCGCGTGCATGATCTGGTCGATGGCACGCTCGGACAGTCGGATGTCGTCGCCGCGAAGCCATGCGTAGAGGTTCGCCTGATTCATCCATGGCACGAACCGGTAGATGTCGCGCGCACGCAGGTCGACCGCCATGTCGCGGACCATCGCCTGCACAGATCTGGGAACGTCGGGTGTCATCGTGATCATCATAGACTTCTATGCACGGTCCTGCTCGCCGCAGAGACAAGCATACAGAGACGTGAATGCATACGCTGCCTGCAACGGAACCACGCCGTTTCCAAGGGCGCGAAGTCGGTCCAACCGACCGGCACGCCCATCAACCACTCCACGAACTGCGGATTCAGTCGCGGGCGCGAGGTCTGGTCGCGCGTCGATGATCCGTCGCCATCGGTCAGTGTCGGTCGGTCCGGGCGCGAACGGTCCCAGATCTGCGAGCAGGTCGTGAGGGCGTTCTGCAGTGTCTTGCCGTCGTCGCGGACAGGCTTCGACCCTGGCATCCATGTCGCACGCAGATCCTCGCCCGCAGTCATCGTGCTCGCCGGCGTCGGCCATGCCTGCTCCGTCGCCTCGCTCAGTTGCCTGCGACGCTGTCCCGGTGCCGCAGATCCCTTGTGATCGTTCGCACTCGGCGTCGGCCATGCCTGCGACGCTGCCTGCAGATCGCCGCCGCCGCTCGCTGCACGTCCTAGTTCCTGCTTGCGTGTCGCAGACTCCGCGCCGCCCGTGATCGTCCGCGGCGTCGGCCAGACCTTCACGACATCCTGAAGCATGATCTGACGGCCCTGCGCCGCACGCACCTTCGGATCTGTTCCTGCACCCCCGTTGAGTTGATGATCCGTCACCGCATTCGGCGTCGGCCAGACCGAGGATGAAAAGTCGCTCGCGGCGATGCGATGCGCCAACCTCTGTCGCCGTGAACAGTCCTGCCGCAGTTCTGTACCCGAGGCGTTCGAGGTCGGCGCGAACAGCATCAAAGCCGACAGCGACGTGTCCGGCGACGTTCTCGAAGAACACGATGCCGGGTTGCACTTCGCCAATGATGCGAGCGATGTCCGGCCATAGATGCCGATCATCCTGCACGCCAAGACGCTTTCCTGCGTACGAGAACGGTTGGCACGGGTATCCGCCAGTAATGCAATCCACGACGCGACGCCATGGTCGGCCATCGAAGGTTCGCAGGTCGCTCCAGACAGGCGCAGCATCCAGCGATAGGTCCGCCATGCGCGAAGCCAGGATCGCGGCGGCAAATGCTTCCCTTTCCACGTGACAGACGACGCGAGTCGATCCGCCTGTTGCGATGTCAAGTCCGGCGTCGAGTCCGCCGTATCCGCTGCACAGCGACAGGATGTTGATTGTGTCGTGACGATCCACACTGATGCCTCCTTCATGCTACCCGGTTGACTAATGCCTGATTGCCGTATCGAGTCGCTCGCGTGTCCGGTCCGTGCCTGATCACGCCCTCCTTGCGAAGCCGCGACATGCCGGACGTGACACTGGAATATCCCCATCGCTCGAACACGACCAGCAGTTCGTCGTCGATGATGCCTGCATCGCCTGCGTGATGCACGGCAAGCAACAGACGCTCGAGCCGATATGCAAACCGAGTGTCGGCGAGGGCCGCGGCCATCGCGTGTGATGTCACGGGATGATCGTGCCCGATGAGCGGGCGTTTCGGCTTGATCGCACGCAGGCGTCGATACGCATCGGCAAGCCTGTCCTCCGCAGACAGATGATCGAACAGTGTTCCGGTAGTCATGTCATCGCCTCCTCGATCCGATCACGCTTGTATGAGATCGCATGCCGATCGCACGTGCAGTCTGCGTCGTCGACATGCCTAGTTCGGTCGCACGCACGCAGATCGCCGTGCGTGCATCGGCATATCGACGAAGCAGTTGGCCGCGCTCGTTGCGCGTGAGCAGGTCGATCAGCGTGATGCCGTCGTACCTGCACTCATCATCGATCACGGCATCCAGATCCGGCACCCTCTGCAGAGCGGCATGCGTCGCGTCGATGTCGCGTTGCAATGCCAGGATCATCGGGCGTCGCTGCAGTTCCAGTTGCTCCGCCGCAGTCGCGATCGACCATCGCGTCGCCTGCGGCTCATGCACGTCGTCACTCCATCGCATCGCAGTGTCCTCACTTGGTCGTCATCCTGAAGAACCATCGCAGGCCGCGACGCACGTTCGCAGGCAGCGACTCCCATTCCGTCTTTCCCTCGATCGAAGCATAGAAGCGTCGCCAGTCGCTGATCGTCCGATGCGAATGCGAGTCGGTGTCGGCGTCATCCGCCTGGCCATGTCGCTGCGCATCGATCAGTTTCCTGTTGGTCGCCGCACGCACGGCCTTGGACATCGCGCCGATGCTCGGCGTGCCGTATGTCTGATCGCGGACGTGCGACTGGATGATCGCGCGTGCCTCGTCGAGCGTCAGCGACGGCACGCAGAACGTGTCGCGCATCATGCTGAGCAGTTCCGGCGTCGGCTTCCAAGCAGGGAACATCGCCATCACGTACTTCGTCGCCTCGGTCGCCTCGGTCGTGTTCATCGTCGGCCTCCCTTCTGGTCCTGTGCGATCATCGCGTCCAACGCATCCTGTTGATGCCGCGGCAGCGACGACGCCGCCCGATCATCGTCCTCGGTCTTGGGACGCAGGACGGCCCATCCGGCGGCGGCGGCGCGTCGCATGTCCGCGATGACGGCACGATCGCCGAACCCTTCGCACGGCGTGATCAGGGCACCCATGCCCGCAGGCGTGATCGGCTTGCCTGCGTCCGCGCGGGCGTTGAAGAACGCCGTCGCCGCCGCGATGAACTCAGGCGACGACCTGCCGCGACCATGCCATGCGGCGATCCACTGGTCGAGTGTCGCCTCGCGGCGTCGCGTCGCCGGCGGATCGCCGAAGGATCGCACGTCGATCGGCGTCGCCGCCTCCCCGCCTTCTTCTCTTCTCTTATCTTCTCTTCTCTTCTCTGGTGCGCAGTCTGTGCGCTGCGTCGCGCACAGTCTGCGCACGCGAGTCTGCGCTGCGTGCTCGGCACGTCGCTTCGCGCTATGCCCGTTGTGCTGTTCGAAGTCCAGCATCCGCAAGCACTTGCCGTCGTCGTCGATCCATCCGACATCGCGCATCGCCGCCGCGAATCCTGGCACGCCGACCATCTCATCGATGATCGCGAGCGTGTATCCGGTCAGCGTGCCATCGGTCGTGTGTGCGTCGAACAGGCTCCAGACTCGATGCAGCGCACCGACAGTCATGCATCGCGCCGCCGCCATCGCGCACGGTTCGCGCACACACTGCGCACAGATCGCGCACGCGATGCGCACGACCTTCGGGTGCGAATGCAGGTCCGCCCGCATCTTGATCCAGTCACTTGCCACAGGTCGCCTCCGTTCCGGTGTCGCGATCGGTCTCGGCACGACGCCAGTCTGCAGAAACCGACTCGCCTGCGGACCATCGCACGTCGCGTCCGGCGACCTGCTCCACGGCGCAGGCGTCGAGCCATCCAATCGACGCCCATGTCGTAGTCGGTCGCGGGCGGCCGTTCACGTAGGCACGCCATCCCTCGGTGTATTCCCGTTCCCGTGTCATCGCCACCTTCACCCGTGTCTCGTCACGCTGTGCCTCGCTGTCCGTCATTGGATCGCTCCTGATGCCGCGACGATGCCGCCTGCGGCGTTTCCTGCACCGGGTCCACCCAATCGCCGGTCCCGTTGGCGTGCCCGTCCTGCCGGGCCTAAACGGATCCGGCGACCTGTCGGTCGTCGGTCCGTGCATGTCGTCGCGATCGCCCCAATGCCTCGGGGGGAGGGGTCGACCGTACGGTCGATGTCGCTGGAACCGTTACTGTCGCGCATGCTGCGCGCGCCACCTGTCCCTATGGGCGCGTCGAGTCAACTGCCGCGGAGCCGGTCGAGCAGTTCCGCCTGTCCTGCCGCGTGATCGCGGCAATCGTCGTAGTCGAGGATCTCCTCCACAGGCTTAATGCCGGTCAGGACATCCGCCCAAACGTCGCGCAGCGCAAATCCCCTTGCCCTGGCTTTCAGCATGCGCTCAGGGTACTGCGTCCACGGACCAGCGCGCCCCCACAGGTTCGCACGCTTGGCGTCGGCGACGCTGAAGGTCGATCGCGACACCTTCCGCCCGCGACGATGGGCGATCGCCACAGCGACGCGATCGTCGCCCGCTCCCTCGATGTCACACTGCACGCCCTCGCAGTCGGGATGCGACAGGACCAGACCGAGCATTGCGTCGCCCCACAGACAGACACGACCGTTGATGATCGTGATCGCCTCCAGCGCGGCACCGGCAGGAAGGCCCAGCGCACGACCACGTTCAAGGATAATGCCGATGCGCGCCAGCATCGCCATTGTGTCGCGGGCACCGGCCATCGTCGTGCGCGGCAACACGTCCGCGGCCAGATAGAACCGCGCCAGTCGCTGCACGGCCTCGAAGGTGTCGGGCTCGAAGCCGCGAGCCCCGAACCGAATGGGTGCCTGCGCTGGCGGATCCTGTCGCACGATGCCGACGACGGCCTCGGGCTTGGTCGGTGCCACAGGCTCGATCGCGACGGGCACGGCGATCGGTGCCGCAGGCGTGATCGCCGGTGCCGCAGGCGTGATCGCCTCGGGCGGCGGCGTCATCGTCGACGGCTCGTCGAGGAAGGACAGGTCGATGTCGTCGGATGTCTTGGTGTTCTTCTTTGCCATTGGTGTCTCCAGTCAGAAGGGGATGGACAGGTCGTCATCGCTGATCGTCGCGCCGGTGCCGAAGATCCAGTCGGGCACCTTCAGGGTCTGCATGCTTTCGGTCGGTCCGGGGAAGTATCGCGCATCGATGCAGGCAGCGTAGCGAGACAGGATGTCCATGTTGTCGCGATCGGCGGCGGCGAGATCGTCCTCGGCGATGCGATAGATGCCGACTGCGTACGGCGCATCCATCTCGACGGCGACGATGATGTAGTCGCATAACCGGGGAGCCTGGCCATCGTCGTGCAGGCGACGCGCGGCACGTGCGTACCAAGCCGCTTGATGCACGTACCCGTATGCCGCCGCGGATCGCGCGAAGGCGTGCGGCGACGCATCGCGTGTCGTTTTGATGTCGACGATCAGGCCACAGGACGGCGACGCCTTCACGATGCCGAACCAGTCGAGTCGGGCCTTGCATCCGACGACGCCGTGCGCCGTGTCCTCGGACCAATAGACCGACACCTCCGACTCGCCGTCGCCGACGATGTCGGACAGATGCGACTCGCTAATGGCCTTGGCCGCAGCGAGTACGGCCTGCAGATCATCGGCATCGAGGACGATTGCATTGGGTCCGGTCGTCGAAAGCCAGGATGCGTACGCCTCCTTGCCCGCCTTCGTGCGACGGTCGACAGACGGCGGCACGGTCACGCACGCACCGAAACGTGCGGGCTCGAGGACGGCGGCGTGCAGGGCCGAACCAAGAAGCATCGCAGGCGACGGATCCTTGCGGACGCCCGTCAGAGTCGCGACCATATGCTGCATCGATCGACGACCCGCACGCAGGGCCGACGCATTCACGTCGAGCGACTCGACGTATTCGGAAAACGGGATGTTGCACTTTCGCACACTGGTCATTGGTGTCTCCATCATGCCGTTGCCCACAGACGGCGGTTGGTTGGGCAAGCCGTGCCGCCGGTGTCATCCGGCGGCACAGTGTCATTCGATGCCAGCGATAGGGAAGATCTTGCGGCCATCGCGATAGATCGCGACGTTGGATTCCCATGAGCGGATCCATCCGGCCATGTCGACGATGTACCGGCCTCGATCCTCATGCTGTCCGTCCGGCGAGTCGATGACGTACACGTCGCGTCCCGGCGTCGCACGCGACACGGCGATGGCCTTGGCGTTCGCGTCGTCGCATGACTTGAAACGCCCGATGTAGTCGTCGCTCGCCGCCCGAGGATTGCCAGCGATGTCGATGGCGATCCTGATCTCGCGATCCATGTCGCGACGCCTGCTCCAGTCCTTTGACATCGTCGCCTCACTTTCTGGCGGCAAGGTCCGCCGCCCGCTTC